ACTCTTCGAAAAGATTGCTGGTCGGCCTAGTCGCAGAGCAAAAACTACAAATGAAAATGACGCTCCTACTCGTACTGCTAAGACATGGATTAGACAGGGCGGAGGTAAGAGCAACACATCATGGATGGCAGCATAATAACTATGGAAACAATTGTTACCAACATTAAAGAACGCAAGAACGGCGAAAAAGAAGAAGGTACGATCCTTGATCGTCTTTATCATGAAGCTGTAATTAGCAAGGACTATGTGCCTGAGGGTTTCGATAGTGTTGAAACTTTCCTTGAGGATATGCGTCACCAGTATCATGCTGACGTAGAATACGACAGGGTTAATCGTGACGAAGCCTTGGAAGACAAGAAGTTTGCCGCTGGTGAACAATGGGACCCACGAGTTCTTGCAGAACGTGAAGACCTTCCTTGTCTTGTAATTAATAACATTCCACAGTTTACTGCACAACAGGTAGGAGATTGGATTCAGTCTCGTAAAGCTATTAAGGTTGTCCCTTCAAACGAAGAAGACAAAGCTGTTGCAGAGGTTCGTGGTGATATTATTCGAGCTATCGAAAACCACAGCCGAGCGGATCGAGTCTATGCTAACGCGTTTGAAAGTCTTATTCAGTGCGGTGATGGTGCGTTTCGAGTCTGTGTTGACTATGCTCGTAACGATGTATTTGACCAAGAAATTTTTATTAAGCCGATTGACGATTGCCTTAGCGTTGTTTGGGATCGGTTCTCTACGGATATTACTGGTCGTGATGCTCGTCGAGTGTTTGTTAATGATCGTATTCCGATTGAAGAGTTCAAGGCAAAGTATGGCCCAGACACGCCAGAAGCAGCCCTTGAACACGAACACCTGATTGATTACCTTGACGGTACTGATTGGGTTGACAATGAATCATATCAGATTACTGAATACTGGCGCTTGATTGAACGTAAGCGTCTTATGGCTTTGTTCGAGAATGGCAAGATGTTTATTCTCGAAGACAATAACTACGAAGATATTATTGCTCAAAACGGCAACCCTATCAAGACCCGAATTACTTGGGTTACTTACGCCCAGATGCACTTGTGCACAGGCTTTGAGATTCTTGATGGGCCGTATGAGTATCAGCTTACTCGACTGCCGATTATTCGTATGTCGGGTCGCGTTATCAACATCGGTGGTCGTCGTGTTCGCTACGGCATGATCCGATGGATGAAAGACGCCATTCGAATGAAGAATTTCTTCCGTTCGACTGCGGCTGAGCAACTTGGTTATGCTCCCAAGGCCAAGTGGATGGTGACTGCAAGCGCTGTTGAAGGTCGTGAAGACGACATTCGTAACGCTCACAAGTCGCGTGACACCCTCATGATCTTTAATGATGAGGCAGTGTTTGGTCAAAACGTACTTCCTGTCCAACCTCCGGGTATTGAGGCGGCTCTTTTGAATGAAGCTGCCGTTAATACTCAGGACATGAAGGATGTTACTGGTATTCATGACGCTTCGCTTGGTATTCGTAGTAACGAAACCAGTGGCCGGGCTATTATGGCTCGACAGCGCGAAGGCGATGTAGCTAATCTTCAGTTCCACGATAACGGCAACGCTGCTATTCTTGAGTGTGGTGATGTTGTTAATCAACTGTTGCCGCAAATCTACGACGGCAAGCGTATTGTTCGTAGGATTGGAGAAGACGAGCAAATTAAGTTCCAGCAGATTAATGATCCGATGGACCCCAACGCGATTGATATGTCGGTTGGTAAGTTTGATACGGCTCTTAGTACTGGAACCTCTTACACGACTAAACGCGTGGAAGCTGCTCAGGCTATGATGGATGCTATTCAAGTCTGGCCTCAGCTTATGTCTGTTGCAGGTGATCTTGTTGCTAAAGCTCAAGATTGGCCCGGTGCAGAAAAGCTGGCTGAACGGCTTAAGAAGACCATTCCTCCACAGTTCCTTGAAGAAGAAGAAGGTGGTGTTGGTATTACTCCTGAACAACTTCAGGAAATGCAACAGGCTCTTCAACAACTTCAAGCTCAGAATATGGAACTCACTCAGCAGCTTAAAGATAAGCAGGCTGAACTTCAAATTGATGCGTACAATGCAGAAACGCAACGCATCCGTGCCCTTTCGGATAATCAGGTGGACGCCACCGAGACTAACTTCAAGGGTATTAAAATGATTCTCGATGGTGCTAAGAGTCTTGATGAACTCGAACTCAAAACTGCCATCGAACAGAATAAACCGACTCCCACTGGCCCAACTAGCCAGCCTTCCAGTGGAACACAGTCGCAATAATAGGCCCGGCAAAATTCGGTTAAAGGACCGCAAACCTTAGTATGAATATTGAAACAAACCCCGTTGAAACTCCCGAAGTAACTATGACCGACGATCTGGACTCTTTTGAGGCCGAGTTCTTTGGTTCAGGCAAGGCTCCTGTAGAACAGCCCGTAGAAGAAACTACTGAAGAAACTGTTGAGACGGAAGAAACCAATGACAATCCCGTTGAAGTAGAAGATACGACTGAAGAAGTAAACGAAGAAGATGAAGCCGAGGATGATGGTACTCCCCCGAAGCAGGAGACTCGTGCTGAAAAGCGTATTCGTGAACTGAATGCAAAGTATCGGGAAGAAGAGCGTAAGCGCATTGAGCTAGAAGAGCGAATTGCAAAGCTTGAAAAACCCACTACTGAGACCTCAACTGATAATAAAACTCAACCCGAAACTAATAGCGATGCTCCAAAAGCTCCGCATTGGGACGACGAAGACGAAAACGGTAACAAGAAGTATCCTTTGGGTCAGTTCGATCCAAACTTCAATGCCGATCTAGTCCGGTTTACTGTTCAAGAAGAACAACGCCAGTTTGAAGCTCGGCAGCGTGAAGCAGAACAGCAAAAGCGTATCCAAGAAGCTGAACGAGTAGCTCAAGAGCAGTGGGAAGAAAAGCTTGCACCGGCGCTGGAACGTTATCCAGACTACGTAGACAAGGGACAAGAACTGATTAACCAGTTTAACGACCTTGAACCTGCGTATGGCAAGTACTTGACTGACACTATTCGTGCTATTGATAACGGGCCGGAAGTTTTTTATCATCTTGCCTCTAATCCTGAACTTGCAAAGGCAATTGTCGCACGAGGGCCCGCAGCCGCAACTGTGGAACTTGGTCGCCTTTCTGCTCTGCTCGACGAGGGTAATGAGGAAACTCCGAAAACTCCGACTCGTACGAATATAACTAAAGCCCCAACCCCTCCGCCGACTGTGCGAGGAAGGGCTACGCCAAAGGTAAAGAACATCGACGATAATCTCGATGACTTTGAAAGTGTTTTCTTTACTAAGAGGCGGTAATAGTTGTCTGTTCGTATGGGTAACAAATATATTTCTCATACGAAAGGAAATAGCTAATTATGGCTACTGTAACTGTCGATCAGGCAAAGCTTGTCCTTAACTCTTTTGCCGCGATCTTTCAAAATAACCTCATCTCGAAGGACCTTGTGACTTGGAACAAGCACAGTGCAGAGATGAACGACCGCAATGGTCTCACTGTTGTTGAGCAGGTCACTCCTGACTACACGACCACTTTCACGAACGGCGTTGTGGCCGATCTGACCAGTGGTGTGCAGAACACGACCTTCGGTTCGGAACAGTATCGTCTGCGTAACGTGGTCGGTACCAGCATGGGCTGGGACGACTTTGTGAAGATTAAGGACATCGGCGATGCCCGCGAAAGCGAAGCAATCAAGGCCGCTGCTCTTCGTCTTGCACACGACATTGACGCCTATATCATGCGCTTCGCGGCTCTGGCTTCGAACAACCTGATTGGTGATGGTGTCTCGGCTGTCTCGACTTGGGACGACATTGCTGCGGCTTATACTCGCCTGAAGGAAGAAGGTTGTGAAGACGACTCGATGCTTCGTGCGGTTCTGACCTATGGTGATAAGCAGGCTCTTGGTAAGGACGTCGTGGAAGCGACTAATTCTCAGCTTTACGCCATTCAGGACGGTGTGTATCGTAAGGGGTAGCAGGGTGAAATCGCGGGTATTCCGACAACCTTCACTCAGCAGCTTCCGAGCTTTACCGTTGGTACTCGCCTTCAGACTTCGGCGCTGACTGCTGGTACTGCCGACTCGGCTGGTGACTACGAAGACTACTGCATCTCGGCGGCTCCGGGTCAGTTCCTTACTCAAATCCTTAACATGGATATTGGTTCGGGCACTGAAACCGTGCTGGATGGTGAAGTCTTTACCATTGATGGTGTGTTTGCGTACGATAACCGTGCAAAGAAGGCTCTGGACCACCTTCAGCAGTTCCGTGTGGTTGGTAACTTTACCGCTGCTGGCGGCCTTGCTGCTGTTCGTGTCTACCCGGCCATTATCACTTCGGGTCCGTATCAGACGGTTGCTCAGGCTCCGGCTAACACGGCTGCGGTGAACTTTGTGGGTGCTCCGGGTGCGGTTCTGAAGCCGCGCTTCATTGCTAACAAGAACGCCATCGTGGTGCACACGGCTGACCTCATCACCCCGGCAACGGGTATCTCGATGCGTAAGCCGCTGACTAAGCTCCCCATGTCGGTTCGTATGTGGCAGGATTCGAAGTTCGAAACTGGTGAACACCGTGTTCGTTTCGACGTCGCCATTGAACCCAACGTGGTCGCTAACGCCCGTCGGCGTATTGTCCGCGTTAACGGCTAACCCATACGTCCGGGGCCTCTGCGTAGTAATACGTACGCCCCGGATTTCTTTGTATAAAGGAATGAGAATGACTGCTGGCTCACATTACAAGGCCGTTGCTGTAGCGGCTGATTCTACTGTTACAATCCAAGGCTCACGAGTTGGTGGTTTTGTTCCCACTGCTGCGGGCACTTGGACTTTTACTCTTCGGCAAGAAGGTGTTCCCGATGTGGCTCTTCCTGCTATTACCGTGCAAGCTGGAAACGTAGGTTTGCTTCACAAGCTGCCTATCTTTGTAGGTACTGTTGCCCGAGCTTCGGTTACGACCGCTTCTGGTGGCGCAGGTATTCTTCTGGTTTCGTAATAAAGGATTGTCTTAATGAGCACTATTGTTTCTGACATCATTACCGATGCGTACCGCGAGAGCAATCTTATCGCTATCTCGGCCTCTCCTACTTCCCCGCAGGCTACTGAAGCTCTTCGTCGCCTCGAAACTCTGATTTTTTCTACGTTCGGTAACGAAGTTGGTTACGACTTTGAAGACTGGACTGTGGTGACGGACGCTAACATTCGTAAGCCTTCTGGTGTTGCTCTTACGGCTGCGGAAGCGGCTGCTTGGGTTATTAATCCACAAGCTCGACTGCAATGCAACCTGAGCGCTGCAACCACTCTTGACCTTGATCCGTACCCGACTGATGGTCAGCGTTTTAAGGTGATTGACGTTCTTGGTAACTTCAGCACTTTTAACTTGACCTTGAATGGTAACGGTCGTTCGGTTGCTGGTGGTTCTACTCTTGTCTTGAGTACGAACGGTACTAAGAAAGAGTTTTTCTATCGTGCTGACCTTGGTGAGTGGGTAGAAATTACTGATCTCCAACTTACGTCCGAAATGCCGTTTCCAGCTGACTTTGACGACTTTTTCACGACCTCACTGGCAATGCGCCTTAATCCGCGTTATGGCCGAGAGATTCCGCCTGAGGCTATGCAACGGTATATGATGCAGCGTAATCAGCTTATCATCCGTTACGATCAGCAGCAGTTCCTTCGTGAACGAGTCCTGAATAACAAGAACCTTTACGCTCCCGGAGAATAATAAACAATGACGCAAGTTTCCAGTATCATCGAATCTGCATTCCGGGAACTGCGTGTTCTAGATTGGGACCGGAACGTAACTCGGTTGCAAATCGACGAAGCTCTAGTACGTTTGAACTCCTTGGTTCGGTCTGAAAATGGGCTGAACCTTGGAGAACAATATATTGACTGGCCTTTGGGTGATTTCAATGTAAGCGCACAGGATCGTCGTAACGAGGCACTCAATGTTCTTGAACGCCCTCCTGAGAATGCTCGACTCGTACACACGGCAATTAACCCCATTACGGTGTATTTTCCTGCGGACCCTGAAGAGGGTACTCGTATGGCGATTACTGATCCCTTCAACCGTCTTGCTTCGGTAAACGTAACTTTGGACGGTAATGGTCGTAGTATTGAAGGTAACGCTGTTGTTACTCTGACTACTAACGGTCTTGATCGTGAGTGGATTTATCGGGCTGATCTTGGTGAGTGGCTACGCGTAACTGATCTGCTGATTGACGCAGAGTTTCCATTTCCCCTAGAGTTTGACGATTACTTCATTATTGGTCTGGCTATGCGCCTTGACCCTCGTTATAAAGAAAGCATTAGTGACCTGTCTCTCTCGCGTTATCGTGAGATGCGTAAGAAGTTCTACGGTCGCTATTCCAAGACGCGAGAAGTTCTTTCTGAGCTTTCGTACATTGGTCTTTCTAATAATAAACGTAGAGGCAGGGTTGGTCGGCAGCGACTAATTAACTCTACACAGCGATTTAATAGAGGCGGGTACTAAACATGGAAAATCTTCCTATCTTTCCGTCTGATTATTTGCGAGGAGTTTCAAAGGCCCCTCTTCTCGCAATGCTTAATCGGTTTGCTGAAAAAAACCCAGCACTAACAGATACGGAAGCTTCTTTTATTGCAAGACCGGGGCTTCGTAAGTTTACTACTGTTGGTAACGGCCCCATTCGTGCTTTGTATAGTTCGGCAGGTGCTTTTGACAGTGACTTGTTTGCAGTAAGCAATACCGAACTTTACCGGATTGATTCTGATGATGGCTCCGATACTCTTATTGGTGTTATTGGGGCTAGCGGTAATGTTGGTGATGTGAGCATGGCGGCTACTGCACCTATTGGTACTGAAGTCCCTAGTTACTTGTTTATTGCTGAAGGGGGTGTTCTTCTTTACTACACTGACAATGGTTTTGCTATTGCAACCTTGACTGCCAGTGCAAACCCTGCAAATGGTAATGTTGTTCGACTTGACAATGTTTACTACCAGTTTACTAGCGGTAGCGTTGACAGTGGTACTCCTGCTGGTACTGTTGGTTCTCCTTGGCTTGTAGCTATTGGAGGGTCAACCGTAGCTTCTCTTCAGAACTTGTTTAACGCTGTCAATCGTAATGGTGGAGCAGGTACGATCTATTCGACTGCTCTTACCGAACACCCTACGGTTGAGGCTCTTAACTACACTCCCACAGTAATTGCTTTTAAGGCAAAGGTGGCGGGAACGGCAGGTAACACCTACGCAAGCACGGAGACGGGTGCAAACCTTTCTTTTAGTGGTGCTACTTTCTCTGGTGGAGGCAGTGCGCAACTTAATCAGATTACTCTCCCTGAGGATGTAGGGGCTATCTCGGTAGCGTACATCAACAGCTATGTGATCGTAGTCCCTGTGCAAGATGCTGCTCTTGGGACTTTGGGAACGTTCTACTGGATTGAACCGGGTGAGGTTATTATTGATCCGTTGAACTTTGCTAACGCAGAACGTAGTCCAGATCGTATAAATCAGGTGATTACCTTTGGTGATATGTTCTGGTTGTTTGGAGATACGACTACTGAGCCTTGGGTTACTACCGGTAACCAAGCATCCCCAATGCAACGCTTCCAAGGTATCTTGTTTGATCGTGGCACGTGGGAAGGTACGGCTATTAAAGTTCGTGACAACATGATTACTACAGATGAACAAGGTGGTGTGTTTCTTTTGAACAACGGTCAACGTAGAATTTCAAATCCAGCCATTGAAGAAAAGATTCGTAAGGCTATCGGAAGTCAATCAATTTAATAGCGTCGGTACAATGGCGCGTAATAAGGAATAAAAACTATGGCAATTCAATGGGCAGATGACTTTTCCCGGTACGGCACCGGAACCAACAGCCGCTTGCGGATGCTTGAAGGTCTCCCTTACGCCACGATTGGCCCCTCAGGTACAACTTTCGGCACTATTCAGCCAAGTCCTGACCCCTCGGACTCTGGAAGAGCTTTCTATTTGTCGAACGACAACATCACTGTGTCGGCAGCTTTTCGGCTCGCGTTACCGACCATTGTTTCGACGACTGTCGGCGTTTGCTTTCGGGCTTGGCTTGGCTCTCTTCCTTCAACAGCCAGCGAGCGCCCGCAGCTTGTCGGGACATTGAGGTCGGATAATGCGTATCTCGCTTATCTACTAATTGAGCAGAACGGAGCGCTGACTGTAGTTGGACGAGTAGCAGGCGTTCTCACCACGCTCGTCACTACGGGCAACCCCGTTATTCAGCCAAGTTCGTTCAATCATTACGAATTCATCCACAACAAGGCGACGGGAACCGGGCAAGTCTACGTCAACGGTGTTCTTCGCCTTTCGTTCACTGGCGTTGACACAGCGGACAACGTGGTGTTCGTCAATTTCTCCCCAAGCAACAACACCAGCGCGCCTCGCACTGACGTCTGGATTAAGGATTTGGTGATTTGGGACAGCACTGGTTCTCAGAACAACAGCCAAATGGGTACGGTGATTGTTCGTAGCATTCGCCCTGATGGTGATGTTAGCCTTGGTGATTGGACGCCTAGCACGGGTACTACCGGGTTTAATCTTCTTGCTAAGACTACTCCAAATGACGCTACGTATTTGAGAGCAAGTGACACTCCAATGCCTTCTGCTGTGATGCAATTTACGATGACTAATCTGCCGCCGGACATTACAAGTGTATGTGGGTTGGTTCCTGTTATTCGGGTTCGTAAGATTGACGGCGGTGATGCTCAAGTTCAGGCAGGTGTTTCGCCTAATGGTACTAATTGGGATGATGGAACTGATCGCCCTGTAACTTCTGCTTTCACTTACTACTTTGACGTTTCAGAACTTAACCCTAATACGGGAACCGCTTGGACACCCGCAACTGTTGACTCTTCGGAAACGCGTATTGATAGGACTGTGTAACAATGGTGGCTTCGGCAAGTGTTCAAGTAAGCCAAAGTGATGTGGTCGCCGGGCTTATTACCGGCGGCCCTGTTGACGTATCTCAGAGTGATGTCGCCGGGCTTATTACCGGCGGCCCTGTTGACGTATCTCAGTTTGACTTTCTAACTATTATCAACTTCCCTAGCGGAGAGGTTCATGTAAGCTCGGCTGAAACGTCTTATGTTTCACTTACTACGACAAATGTAGAAGTATCTCAATGGGACATTGCTGTTGTTTGTCGTGGTCGTGTTGACGATCCAAAGATTCGAGTTTGGACCTTTACTCTAGACGGGCATGATTTCTACCTTCTCCGTCTTGGTAATGACGAAACCTTGGTTTACGATGTCCTCGCAGAACAATGGTCTGTTTGGTCTACAGGAAGCGAAAGATACTGGACCGTTTATACAGGCATCAATTGGCTAGGCGGTAATACTTTTGCCGCTACTTTTGGTTCTAATGTTGTCGTAGGGTCTGACTCTACGGGAGATATTTACTTCCTTGATCCTCTTAAGACTGCGGACGATAGTCCTAGGGGTGACACTATTCCTTTCCGTCGTTTGTTGACTGGTCAGCTTGTTGCTCTTGGTTACGACTCAATCTCGGTACATGAGGTTCAAGTCCTTGGTAGTCTAAACCAAGGTATTGCCGGTACTGTTGATCTTCTTTATTCGGATGATCGCGGAGATAACTACGTATCTGCTGGTCCTATTACAACTGTCGTAGGTGACTACGATCTTCGAGGTCACTGGCAAAGTCTTGGTAGTTTTAGTTCGCCGGGGCGCTTGTTCCGTGTAGAAGACTACGGGACGTTGGCTCGGGTTGACTCTTTCACTGTTCTAGTTAGTGGTAAAACAAAATAATGTCACTTAACGATCTAAACCAAATGTTCTCTATCGTTGACCCTAACACGGGGAAGCCAACTGATTATCTCATGCGGCTTCTTCGTGATCGGGGAGTTGAAGTAACCAACGTAGAAGAAGCAGTTCAAGTATTGCAAACTGACACAGCTTTGTTGGAAAGCATTTTAAACCAGATCAATGGGACGGTTATTAATGCTGGTGTTGGTCTCACTGGTGGTGGTACGATTGGTACAACTGATCCTATCACGATTGACCTTGAGAACACTACTGTTACTCCGGGTGCGTACACTAACGCTAATATTACGGTAGATGCTCAAGGACGACTTACTGCTGCTGCAAACGGAACTGCTGGTGGCGGTGGTGTAACTGTTCTGGCAAAAGACGCAGCACTGTATAGCTTGCCCGGCGGTGTAACTACTCTCCAAGTTTTGAGTACATATACGGTACCTGCTAATACCCTGACTGCTGATGGTGATATGCTACTTATTAGGGTTTGGGGCGGTCTCACTGCGGCTGGCGGCGGTACTCGTAGCTTTAACGTACGTCTCACTGAAGGTGCTAATACTATTACGTCTGGTTTGAGCACAACTTCACAGCCCCAATCCCTTTCTATGGAAGTCTGGGTGGTTCGCCTCAATTCGACTACGTTGCGGGTGTTTTATCGGCCTCTTACCAATACTGCTCTTTATACCGCTGCGGGGGGTATTAATACCTCTACTAGTCTTCAAAACAGTCTGAACATGACGTTTAATCCAGCTAATCCTCTAGTTATTGACGTTACCGGGCAAGCAACGACTGCGGGTGCTGGTGCGGTTCAATGTCGCCTGTTTCACGTAGAGTTGCACAAGTAACCATGAGAACGTACGACTTAACTCTTATAACAAAAGCAGTAGCTCAATACGAAGACCATATTGACGGGTTTGATCCTGATGAATGGACTGATAACTACCTTAACGTTGCTCTAACAAATGACAATGAAGATATTGCTTTGTTTGAAAGACAAGAACTAAATCCGGTTGCAGTCTTTGGTCATTACTTCTTTTGGTCAAGAGGCAAAGATGCAGTAAAAGCTGCTAAACAGTTCCTTGAGGAAATCTTTACTGGCGGATACAACGTAGAAGTTATTGTAGGCCTTACACCAGTGGAACACAAAGGAGCCTTGTGGCTCAACAGACAACTTGGTTTCGTACCATTAGACATTATTAACTCCCGAGTAGGAGATTTACAAATGGTAGTACTAACAAAGAATGATTGGGAGAATAAATAATGGGTAGTATCTTTGGTAAGAGAGCGACTCAGACTCAAACCAGTGAAAATGTAAACCGGCAGCTTATCAACGATACGTTTGGCGGGGCTGCGGGGGCTACCGGAACTAGTGTTAATTCTCTTCAAGCTTTGCTTGGCGGAGACGCTTCAGGTTTCCGTAGTTTTACTGACGCTATTGATCTTAGCCAGCAGGCTGAGTACGGCAGTCGGGGTGTTACTGGTAATGCAGCGGCTCGTGGTCTATTGCGATCTGGTTCGACTGCTCGTGCTCTCGTAGACTACGAACAGATGCTTGAGAACCAAACCGCTAGTCAGTATATGCAAAACCTGCTTGGAGTTGGTCAGTTGGGTCTTGGTGCTGGTAACCTTATTGCTGATGCGGGCCAGAGAAGCACAATGAGATCAAAAGGAGCAAAGCCCGGTCTTGGTGGTTTCCTTGGACAAATTGGTGTAGGTATTGCTACTGGTGGTGCAGGAGGTTAATTTATGAACCCTTATCTTCGATCTCTTCTTGGTGGTCAAGTTGCAGGCTCTATGATCGGTCCTGGTTTTCTTGACGATATGGAACGTCGGGATGCCACAGGAGCTATTGTAGGCAACGAGATTGTCGTGCCCGGTGTTGATCGTCCTCGTCCAGCGCCTGAACCTCCACTAGAGACTGCTGCCGTAAAACCATCTCCTATGCAAGTAAATCTACAGCAGCAAGACGTCCGTGATGATTTCATCATGGGTAACGCAAAGCCTGTATCTATGGCGCGTGAAGCAGAAAAAGACACAGCCCTTAACTCGGATCGCCGTGGTATGTTTGGCGTAAAAGGTACTCTGCGTGATGTTCTTGGCGTGGTAAGCGACGCTTTTCTTGTGCAAAGTGGGAACGCACCTATTTATTCTGCTAGACGTAAACAAGAGCAATGGGCTGACGCTATGGCAGGATTTAGTGACGGACCAGAAGCAGAGCGCATGGCTATTGAACGAGCTATGCGTGTTGATCCTGTTCGTACTCAAGAGTTCTTGCAACAGAGTCGCCTCAATCAGACAAACATGGGTAACCTTGCTCTACGAGGTCAAGAACTTAATCGCTCGGAAACAGTAGACCTTCGAAAGACTCTTACAGGGCTTGCGGCTACTGCGGTAACTAGCGATAACCCGGAAGTTCGTGCGCAAGCGCTTCGTATCATTGAAGCTAATGCAACTAATCTTCCTGAAGGTGATGTGCTTCGTAGTGGTAATCTTGAGTTGATTGCAGGTAGCGGTGCTACTCCTAATCAGATGCTTACGCTTCCTCTTACTGAACGTCGAGTTGAAGCAACTGAGGCCAATGTTGAAATTGCTAAAGAGCGTCTTAAGCAAGGGTGGGCCAACGTTAAAACCAATCAAGGTCGTTTGGCTCTTGCCAGAGAAATCTTTGGTCAAAACGTTTCGGAAGAAGAGTTCAATCAACAGATGGAGCTTTTGGAGCTTCCTTATAGAATTAGTGAAACAGTAAGTCGAACTCAAAGAAACGAACGATCTAATCGCGGAGACAATCGTTCAACTTCTCGTGGTGAAAGAACTTTGACTCCTCGTTCTAATTGGTAATAGAAAGTAAATCTTTATGGCAACTAATCCTCAAACGTACAGTGTTGATGTTATCTTTGAAGATGGGACTCAACATACGTACGACAATGTTCCTGAAGGTGTCACTTCTGATGAAGTGTATCAGAGGGCGCAGAGGGATTTTAAAGATAAGTTTGTAGAGGAGTTGTTTCGTCGTCCTATCGCTGGGCAAGCACAACCGGCACCGTCTCCCCGTACTGCTCCGGCTCCTAAGGTGCAAGCGGAAACACCTGTTTCTTCTCCTACTGTAACTATGGAACCTACTACCAATGACATGGGACTTCCGGCGTTTGAGCCGCGAGGTCCTATTGTCGCGCCTAAGCCTCGTGCAGAGGACTACGAGTTTGGTATGGACAAGTTTTTAGACTTTTCCCCTGAACTTAAAGGGTTGACTAAACCGCAAGAAGCTATTTCCCTTAACATGATGAACAATCCTAATGTTCCTATTGAAGAGATTGAAAAGTATACTGCCAGTCTTGGTTTTGTATTTACTCCTGAACAAAGAGCTATTGTTGAAGAGGCGCGTAAAAACAAAACACCTATTGTTGGGTTTACCGGCGAGACCCCTTTCGATGGAATGGCAGACGAAGAAGCAATCAAGGCTGAATATGCACCGCAGAGCGACAATGTGTTTGCTCAAGTTGGTCGTAGCATTATGGATTCTTATTCTAATCCTGCGTCGCTGATGAACTTCCTTGATCGCAGTAAGTTGGATTTCTTTAATTTCTATGGAGATGAACTTAAGGCACGTTTTCCTGACGCTACTCCTGAAGAACTTGAACAGCTTGAAGAACAGTATATCGGCTACATGGCTCGTATGCGAGGCCAAGCTGCTGCGGAAGGCGTAAAGAACGACGACTTTATTCCGTGGCTTTTCGGGCAGTTCATTGCTCTTGAACCTACGGATGCGCTTATTCCGGCTCGGGCTGCTCGTGCAGCTACAAAGGCGGGTCGTATCTTGGAAAAGACGGCTGAAGGTGCTCTTGTAGGTGCTGGTACTGATCTTGCTGGACAAGCTCTTGCTATGGGCGACTACGCTCAAGATGAACTTGATCCGGTGAGCCTAGCTGCATCTGCTGGTTTGTCGGGTGCTCTTGGTAACGTAGGTCAGCGTATTGACGAAGCCTTTAATCCTGCTCCTGCAAGCTTTGAGCAAGGCCCTCGAATTGAGGCGCCTACGGCTCGTCGTAACTCCAAGAAGTACAATGAACAGCTTGTTGCTGCAAATGATGTAGTTACTGAACGGGCTACTACCATTGCTAATAACTGGACTAATCCGCCTGCAAGCGTTCGAGTTGAACCTAACTTCAAGAATGAAGGCGGGATTGACGACGATGCTCTTGGTGTGTACACTGCTGACGGTGAAGTTGTTCTTAACACTGAAGCGATTATTAGCTACGCTAATCGTAGGAATATTACTCCTGAGCAAATGACTGAGGGTGTTCTGTTCCACGAAGCCTTGGGTCACCATGGTCTTACTCAGACCTTTGGCGATCAGCTTGATGAAGTGCTTGATGTTTTGTACACGGAAGGCAAGGCTGAGTTTCGTGACAAGGTAGATCAGTGGATTGCTCGTAATCCTGACGCTTATCCGTCGCCGAATAATGCTGAAGCTATCGACCCCGTATGGCAGCGTATTCGTGCTACGGAAGAAGTTCTTGCGAACATGGCAGAAGACGGTCTTATTGATCGTAGTCTTCTGGATCGTTTGATTGACTTCATTAAGCGTACTGCCCGTCAGGTCGGTCTAGACAAGCTGGCACAGCGTCTTGATGAAGACATTGGTAAGTATAGTACTCGTGAGATTCGTGGGATTCTCGCGGTGTCTCAGCGTAACGTTACGAGCGGCGATCCGTCTAACTTTAAGCCGGGCTTCGTAAAGAACAAGATTGTTTACCATGGTAGTGGTGCAGACTTCAACAAGTTTGACCACAGCAAGATGGGTAGTGGTGAAGGACAGCAAATCTTTGGCTGGGGTACATACCTTACCGACGTAGAAAACATTGCTAAGTCGTACAAAGAAAAGTTGTCCCGACAAGACGTGTCATTTGGTGGTCGTCGCGGGCGTATTTGGGAAGTCCGTGATATTGCGATGAACAAAGCAGAAGAACTAGGGATTGAATACTCTGTTGCTGATGCTGCGTTTACTGTCAAATCACAATACTACCCGAACAAAGACATTACTGGCCGTACGGTCTATGATGATTACATGGCGACACCAGATGATCCTGATTGGGAACAAATGTCTCAAGAGTTTAGAGACACTTTAGACGAAGCTGCTAAGTTTGTCAACGACAACTACAAAGTAGACTACTCTGGCAAACTCTACGAGGTAGATATTCCTGACGACGCTAAGTGGCTCGAATGGGAACAACCTCTTAGTGAACAACCAGAACTTCGAAAGGCTCTTGAAGAAGACGGTTTTCTTACTACGGAATATCTGCAAGACCCAGACGCAAACGGAGAAGCTGTTTATACAGCTTTAGCAGATGAGTACGGCTCGCAAGGAGCTTCTCAATGGTTGGCTTCTAAGGGTTTTACCGGTAATCGTTATCTGGCCAACAACATTAGCCGTCGTAAATCACGTACGGGAACTAATCAAGACAAGTTTAACTACGTAGTCTTTGACGACAATACTCCTAAGATTGTTAACAAGTACATGAAGCCTTCGGACACTACGTCTGCTGGATTTAAGCGTACGAAGATGGACGAGCGTTCAGCTAACGAGGCTCGTAAGCAATTTTGGAAAAACAAGGATAATCCCGATTGGGATAGCAGTGATCCTAATGGATTGTCTGCGAAGGTTCGCCGTGCCGACCGCTATATGCGCGGAGATGCAGTTGATCCTGAAACTATGGATGCAGATGATCTGATCTATAGTGAAGACGCTGCTGGTCTTCTGGATCGTATCCTTGACTACAATCCTACGGCTGTAGATATTTCTGCAATCGAACAGGATTTGATTAGTCGTGGTGTTCCGCCTTCGAGTGTTACTCGTCTGGCTAAGACCAATCCCGGCGATCTTGTTCGTCGTCGTATGCGTTACGACATTGCAGCAATGAAGCTGAATGATCGTGTTCTTGCTATCCAAGAAGACATTCGTATTAACGGATTGACTGAAGAAAAGCAATTGGAATACCTTAAGGCGGACTCTGCTCTTAAGGACATTGCTACAGCTATCTTTGATTTGGATAGTGAGTTTGGTCGTTCCCTCAATCTTCTTAAGAAGATGAGCATGACTCGTCGTAAAGCTACGAATATTCGTGAGTTCTTGCGTGAAGCTGATGCTGGTGAAGCATTGGCTGATCCTGAGACATTCATGAACTATATGGCAAAGCGTCAAGAGGCTATCAAAGCTGACAAGGCGAAGAATACAAATAGCATTGCTTACGATGTATTTGGTGCGCCTCGGGCGATCATGTCCTCGTACGACCTTTCGGCACCTATGCGTCAGGGTATCTCTCTTATTGGTACTACACAGTACTGGAAGAGCTTCTTCAAGATGTTTACGTTCATCGGGCCTTCGGGCAAGGAGAACTACAACTGGTTGATGAAGACGATTGCTCGTCACCCTAACTACGAACTAATGCTCAAAGCTAGGTTGGCGTTTTCTGACGTAGACGGTAAGTTTGCTACTAGGGAAGAAGATTTCCGAAGCGATCTTGCTAAGAAGATTCCCGGTGTCAGTCTGTCTGAACAGGCGTATGCGGGTTTCCTTAACAAGCTTCGTGCAGACACCTTCAACAAGATGGTTGAGCTTATTCGTGAACCAGACGGTACGGTAAGCGATGCTGCTCTTGTGGACCTTGGTAAGTTTATCAACTCGGCAACTGGTCGAGCAGAACTTTCTAAGGACCTTGGAGCTTTCAGTATTCGTGGTAAGAAAATCCATGAAGGTGTAAATCTTCAATCAGCTTCACCATTGCTAAACACTGCGTTTTTCTCGCCCCGGCTTATTGCTTCGAGGTTTAACATGATTAACCCTGTGTTCTACTATAAGCTTGACCCTCGTATTCGTAAGCAAGCAATATTTGAGTCGGTCAAGGCCGGTGGTATTGTCCTTGCGGCTACTATGCTTTTGGGTTCTATGTCTCCGGGAGCAGAGGTCGAACTTGATCCTCGTAGTAGTGATTTCATGAAGATCAAAGTTGACGATACTCGTTTTGACCTTATGGGTGGTTTCTCTCAATACCTTACTTTTGCTGCTCGTACGTATCTGGCTATGCAGAACGCTCTGGTAGGTGGAATGGTTGGGTACACTCCTGAAGTCAAAACAACTACAGGAAGATTGAGAGACCTTGATGGGCGGGGTGTCTACGGACAGACCTACGCTGACATCTTTACTCGTTTCTTCCGTGGTAAGTTGTCACCAAACGTTTCGTACGTGTGGGATGCTTTCGACGGTGAGAATGTGGTGGGTGAAGAGTTCAATGTAGTTAACTCTGCTTACGACCGTATGCTTCCTATGGCTATGTCTTCTTTGTTTGAAAACGTAGAACAGCACGGACTAGAGAAGGGTCTTCGTTACGCTGCTCCCAACGTCTTCGGTATCAGTGTTAACACTTTTGTCCCTGAAGAACGTAATCCTAATCAGTCCATTGAGTCTCCTGACGAGTTTGAGGGAGCTAAGCTGGACAGGGCTGCAAGGGATTGGTGGGAAAGCCGCGAGAATGCCTTGTTCAAAACCTACGTAATTAACTACACAGGTGAAACAGGTTTTGAGTGGAAAGACCTTCCCCCTCGTTCTCAAGAGAAAATCATTGAGTGGGCAAGAGAAGACGCCCGGGAAATGGTTCGTGAACAAGCTAAAATTGAACTAATGGAGAAAAGTGAATGACGCCTGAACAAAAACAGGCGGCTGTTCAAAGTATCGTAGAGGAGTTTGTCAAGGAAATCTTGGCGCTCCTCTCCGAGCTTAAAACGCAAGAGCCTGCCAAAGAAATAATCGTAGAAGCCACTAAGGCTGAAGTCGATCTAAAACCTTTCTTCGATCACATTCGTAAACCTCTGTTTGGCCGCATGTCGGCTACACAAGTTAGTGGTCACGAAGATATTATCAATGCAATGAAGAAACACAAAGTACCTCTTAGTTGGGCTGCTTACATTCTTGCTACGGCTTACCACGAGACAACCAAGAAGATGCAACCCGTACGAGAGGGACTCAACGCAAGCGACAGGTGGCGTAAGGCTAACCTACGGTACTATCCGTGGTATGGTCGTGGTCACGTACAGCTTACGTGGAGAGAAAACTACGTCAAGGCGGACCAAAAGCTTGGTCTTGGTGGAGAGCTTGTAAAGAACGCTGATCTTGCTCTTGACCCTGACATTTCTGCTTACGTTCTTGTCGTAGGGTCTCTTGAGGGTTGGTTCTCAGGGGATAAGAAAGGCCGACATACTCTTGCTCGACACCTTCCTAATCAAAACAAAGCTACTCGTACGCAGTTCCGTAACGCTCGGCGTATTATCAACCTCATGGATAAAGCAGACTTGATTGCCGGTCATGCTCTTATTTATCAAGACGCACTAATTAAAGCAGGGTATTAAAACTATGTCGTTTCTAAAAGATATTCTTGGTGGGTTGATTGACCCTGTTACGGACCTCATTGGGGAAGTCGTAGTTGATAAAGACAAGAAGAAAGAGATTGAACTTAAGCTCAAGGAGATTGTTGACCGTGCAGATGCCCGTTACCATGAAGAGCTTATGGGTCAGATTGAAACCAATCAGATCGAGGCTCAACATGCTTCTATCTTTGTTGCCGGATGGCGACCGTTTATTGGGTGGACCTCGGGTGTAGGTATTGCTTATACATTCGTTCTGGCTCCGTTCATTGAGTTCGTAGCAAGAGCTTCAGGCTACGTAGGTGAGATGCCTATGCCGGACATGGGACAACTTATGACTCTTGTCCTTGCAATGCTTGGTGTTGGCGCTATGCGTTCGTACGATAAGGTTCACGGTACTGCTCCTCTTCCGAAGAATGCGGGAGGTAAGAAGTAATGACTGACAACGAAAGACTGTACATTGAAAGGCTCACAAGAATTGAAACTAACTTGGAGCACACGATGCATCAAAGCGAGGACAATGGGAGGCGCTCAGAAGAAATCTTTAAAGAGGTTTTAGCAAAGATTGATACGTTGGATACTAAAATTGAAGAAAGATTTAACAAAATCGAAGAACATGCGTTGGCAGATTCTAACGAACTAAAAGCTCTAAAAAATAAAGGAGCAGGAGTTCTAGCGGCCCTTGGGGTTGTGTTTACGGCTACAGCAACTATCTTCTCAGAGTTCTTTAGTTACCTACATAAAATTGTATTCGGATAATACATAAAAAGAAAGGCCCCAAGGATTTCTCCAAGGGGCCTTTTTTGTGTCTGGATTAGATGTACCGAGACATCTTTTCCATTACTTCTTCGAGATTAATACAGTACCATTCCCAAGGACGCCCTTGAACGTACACATGAAGAAGATAGCCGTTTTCGATCACTCGAACATTAACGGCAGTAATTGGAGTATTAAAAGGATCAATTACATCATTCATTAGAAAAGCACCACAAGCAAGAGGACAGTTACGGCAGCGGCAGCGGCAGCCAAAGCTACTTGCCAACGCTTAAACGTAATCGTACCAGCAACTTCATTTGCTTCACGAGTTACATCTTCAACAGTTTCATTTACTTCTTCAACGACTTTATTTATAATCTTTTTAACCATTAGGATTTTCCTTATAAAGAATATCAGTTACATCACAACCACCAGCACCGCAAGCGAGTTCTTGCGAACCAGTCGTGTTGTCTTCACGTTCGTACTCAGTTAGTGCCGACCAATCAATAGTTACAGGCGGGTGTTCGGCAACCCATGCTTCGTACTCTTCCTTGGTTACTTCCGTGTACGGGGCTTGCTTATAAGTGCCACCGTCATGAGGAAGGAACGCAACGCCGGAAAGAGTGTCAAAGTTCTTATAAACCCAAGCACCAACATCGAACCACTCGTCTTCCTTGACGTTGATAGTTGCGCTGGGCTTGTGCTCACACCAGTTGTCTTGAAGAGTTTTCCACAACTCAAGAGCCTCAATAGCTGACTGCTTTTCACGGGTCACACTATTTTCTGGCGACTTGATTGGGAAGTAGAATACCGTAGTAGTCTCTCCCTTCATTACACACGGTTCATTATATACTCCTTGATCCTTGAGAAACTGCGTGATAGGGTCCTTGTTGTCCGCTCGAACAGTTCTAAGATAATAGTCACTATGACGAGCGTGAAGACCACTGGCGCTATTAACAAGTTGAGAAACAGTGCCACTAGGCTTGACACAGGTAATAGCAGCAGAGACGTTAATCCCAAGCCTCTCAGCCCACTCCTTGTTTGTTTGTATAGCAACTTCACGGAGTTGATTGAGAACTTCAGGCTGTCGCATAAGCCCAATATTATCGCATACACCTGTAAACGAAACCCCAAGGAGTCGTTCTTCTTCACACTGGTCACGCCACTTCTTCCTTAGGTACTTGAAATCAGTGAAGGTGGATTGGATTGTACCGAGAATGGTTGCAATACGAACTTTTCGTTTGAGTGATTGCAAGTCATCATTGCTTCGCACGACCACCTCTGTAAGGTTACAGAATTGAAACGGACGCAAGATGATTTCAGAACAGGGATTAGTGCCGAAGTCATATCCTGCATCACGTCGTCCATTACGTCCGGCAATCCTTTGACAGGCGTATCGGCTAAAGAAGCCCGGCTCTCCTGATTTACTGTCATACAATTCCTTCCACTTCTCCATGAAGAAACCCATATCGGGTTTCCGGTTTTCGTACACTGCCGAATTATTGGCAAGAGCACGTTGAGGATTGTCGTTCCACCACGCGCCGAACTTAGCCTTACCCATACGGGCATCAGTGCAATCGAACAGGCTAATCATCGCAGAACGCCGTACTCCTCCAACAACAACAATGTCGGCCACCTTACAAAGTAGATCATGGCATTCGACAGAAGTTAGTCGTCGTCCTGATGCGTTTCTAAAAAGTCGGATAGAAAACCGGAATAGGTCTTCAAGAGGTTCAGGACCGCTCGCTCGTCCTCCAAAAGTTTGGAGCCGGGCACCTGCTGGACGGACATTTGATACGTCCCATCGTGGAATTTGGCCTGCAATGAGAAGGCTGATGAGTTCGCGGAATGCTTTGGCCCATCCTTCTTTACTATCTGCAACTCGAATAACGGTGTCTGTTTCGGCAAACTCCTCGCTGATTCGGGGCAGTTGTTCGATGTATTTTTGTTCGACACTATAACCTACTCCTGTACCACACATAAGAATGTACATAGCTTCATCAAAGCTACGAGGGCTATCTACAGGAAGATATGCACAGTTGTATGCAGGCACATGACAACGATCCATAGCAGGGCCAGCAGTCATAAGCGCCCGCATAGAAGGCATTACTTCGAGATTGTAGATTGCATTGTACAACTCATAGTAAACACCATCCCATTCTTTAGTTCCTTCAAGACCACAAGGCAAGATAACCTTGTCTGCATAGTAATTCACGAGACGATGAACTGTTTCGTCCCATTCTTCACGGCGGTTCTGTTCAGGAAGCCATCGAGCATAACGGCTTTTGTAGATGAACTCTTCAAAGCTAGACGGAAAAGGGTTTTTATTAGTCAACTAGCGCGCTCCACGAAATAGGAAACAAAGGACGAACGATATTAGAAATCATATCAGCAATCTCTTGAGTTTCAAGTTGAGCATGAGGATCGCTGCGCAACTTGTAAATTCTAGAGAAACTAGCCAAACTTCCTGTCCAATACCATTCAGTATACATAGACTGAGGTAGAATCATACGAGCTTGTTCTGGTGCTATTTGTAGTTTAATCAGTTTATTATAAAGTTTTTCGGCATCAGAAATAAAAGAACTATACAAACCGTCTACAAGTTCTTGCTCTTTAAACTCTTCTTTAGAAGAGCCTTGCTTGGCTCCGTCAGTTGGACGCCCTCTCCATTCTTTAGGGACAAAGAACTCAGGAGTATCATCTACATATCTACGACTTACTTCGTTTTCTACCATACCTACTTTGTGTTTAAACAATTGTCGAGCAACAAAAATAGGAGTTTTTACACGAACTGTAATTGTAGGATGTCCAAAAGGCGTCCAATGATTATGTTCAGCAAGAAATTTAATAAGACGTTCGTCTTGTTTTGTAAATTTATCTTTATGTTTATTAAACGACACACGAGCAGAATTGACAACCATAAGATCGTCACCCATATGATTTACATATTCAACAAACATTAGGTACTCCGCTTAATTGCTGCACTCAGGGACTTAATAAATTCAAGCCAGAAGTTAGGGTCACCAAGAACCCTGTCACAAAGGGCTACTTCGAAATCATTGTCAAGTTCCATCACTACGTTACGCGTACCGCCGTAGAAGATTACAAGCTGCTGTGCGTCGTAGTCAATAGTAAAGACCGCTGCGTTGTCAATAACAATATCTTCATCGTCAAGCCACTCACCGGGCGCATCTTCAATAATCTCGATAGGTTCATTTACTTCATTATCATTCGTAGTCGTCATCATCAATCTCCGGTGGAATTTGTGTTTTTCGTTTAGGGATAATACGCTGGCGGTACTTCTTAGTAGCAAGGTCGCGGGCAATCTTATTACGCCGACGCTGCTTCTCGTCCATGCTTTTGCGTTTCATCAATTTGTCTTTCTTCGTACAAGGAGCGTAGTCGTTTGTGAAGGATCATGGACAGAATACAACCCAACCCGGCTCCTGTACCAATAGGAAACAAGAGCCAAAGGTTTTGGGCAACAGCAATCTGCCAAATAAGGAACACTTCACAAGCCGCCATAAAGTAGCTAACAGGCACAATCCAAAGTACCTTGTGGTGAACTACGTTGAGTTGTTGGAATGCTTTGAAGAACACCCCTACGAACGAGACAATGGTGGCAGCCATATAGGCAGACATGATAGATTATTCCTTTTCCATCTCACGAAGCATTAGTTCGAGCCGCGCGAGGGCGCCCCAAGCGACGTGCCCAGCGTGAAGAAGTCCAGAGTCAGGGTCCAGAACTTCGCCTTTTCCCTCTGCGACAAGGTGTCGTACCATCGCATCAGAGTATCGGTTAATTCCATCATCGACCCCTTCCCACCCTCGCCAAGCGTACTTAGTTGCTCCAAAGGCTGAAACGGCAGCAACGAGTTCAATTGCTCGCGGGAAATAAGAAAGTGCGCCCCGATTGATTGGAGCCTTTCCGGCGTCATATTTGATCGCTCCGTTTGCGATCTTGTCTTGCGGGTCATTGGTATACTCTTTTTCTCGAATTTCAAGATCAAATGCCATAAGATCAAAGGCCTTCAATATAATCAGAGGGTCGAGGGCCTTGCCACTCTCGTTGGCGTTTTTCGAACTCCTCTGGGGTGAGGTCAAAGAGTTCACCTTGTTCTCCTAGCCAGAAATAAACTTTATCATTACTCTGCTTCGTCATAATCTGTTGTTTCCTCGTCCTCTTCATCATCAGTGTCGATGTTCAAGAGTTCCTTAATTTCATCAATGTTATCCATAACCTCGTCTTCAAAGTTACGACAGATTTCTTCTGCTGTTAGCTCAAGCAATTCGACCAGTTCCCAGCCTTCGAGTCGGTCGTTAATGAGCTTAAACAAATCTTCCTTACTCATTAGATTTGATCTTTTGCTGCGAGGTCTTAAACCACGATCCACAAGCCGTGCACTGGTGGCGTTGCCACTTGTAAATGCGAGTGAAGTAATGTCCTCGGCGTTGAGTATGCTTTGATCCACAAGTTGGACATGCTTCCTTGGGAGAGAATCCGAGAGACGGGTGATTTGGAATATACCCCTTGAGTTTTTCATAGACACGTTCAGTTAGCCTTACGTCTTGTGCACAGTATCGCTCCATCTTATGTTGCGCTGCTTTGTTATCATTCATGACTTCGACCCACAGATTGAAACCATCATGCTTTTGCTTGGACCCTACCTTGAGTTGTTGAGCCACATAGTCCAGTTTCTTAGACATGAACTTGGTGTGGTTACGAACAAACTGGAACAGGTCTACGTGCGATACCGGCGCAGGAGCAGGAAGATCATGGACAATAAACTCAGCCATGAGATGCTGCAAGTCGAACTTCTTACCGTTGTAGGTAATAATCATATCGGCTTCGTTGATTTGCTCAAGTACTCGCTCAAGCATGCCACGACGACCGTGCTCCCACACAGAGAACATATTTACGTTCTTTTCGTGCATCCACTTAGTACCAACACAGAGAATGCCGTGCGGTTCAATCAAGCGATCATTTGGAATATTTTCCTTGAACATTCGCCAGACGTACGCCACTGCTGGGTGTGTCTCAATGTCAAGAGTTAAGATTTTAGGTTTGTTTGTCAAAGAAGTCAATCCTAATTTTATGTGGAAGATCACAAGAACCGTTTTTAAGACGGTAGGGGTTACTCATTCAAAAACTTTCTATCGTACAAAGAGGAACTTGGTGCCACGCAATACTTATTTGTTTCATACCAACCACCTATACTCCAAGCTTTGTGTGTAGGTCCGTAAGCGAGGAGATGTTTAGGGTGTTTATAACCTCCTTTAGGTTGATCTTTTTTTGGAGAAAGAACCAAGTTCACATTCTTACCTTGTTACTGGAAGAGTAGGCGTTACGGATTTGTTCCATCGTACGACCACAGGTTTCACATTTGTCATTCTTGGGATCGTAGAGACAACGACCACGGCAGTTACTTAGGGGTTTATCCATTGTACCACTCCTCGGGAATATAATCTTCTGCCCACATCATTTCTTAAATAACGTTTTACGAGAAGGTTTGCGTTTACGAGTTTTATCTTTCTTAGGAACAAACCAACCAGTCCCTTGGTCTAAATAGTCTGCGATTTTTCGCAACAAACTAGAGTCCCTGTGTCTTCCCACGTGCCTGTAATTACACATAGTACAAAGAAGACCTCTAATTTCACCAGTTATATGGTTATGGTCTACTGAAAGTCTTTTTTTCTCATCACTTTCATGTTTACCACAAACTGCACAACAGTATTCTTGTTTTTCTAAAAGCTGATTATACTGTTCACTAGTAATGCCATAAGTTTTTTTAAGATGATTTTCTCTAGAATTAAAACCTTTAGGTCTTTCTAGTTTGTTATTACTATGATATCGTTCTTTTGATTGTTTATTTTTACAAGACTTACAAATAGAATGTAATTTATCTGGACTATCTTTGTTTTTATGAAAATCCTCTAGTGGTTTACTTTCTTCACACTTAGAGCAAGTCTTCATGCTTTTCAATCGCGTCGTCATAGATAACTATCTCAATCTCCGCTGGCATAGCTCTTTCAGAAGCGAAACCCATAATTACGGGGACTTCTGTTTGCATAAGTAAAGAACGCAGGGAGTTAAGATCAGTTAGCTCGATTGGAGCAACTCTTTCAATCCCTCGGTTAAGATCACTAGCCCTAAACAAAAGGGCTTTCATGGTACTTTCGTTATTCGTCCAGAGATTCATCGACGTCTTCAATTTCTGGAACATCGGGGACTCGGGCGACAACGGTAAGGAACCGTGGCTTTCCACTGTAGAGAAAGGTCCGAAGGCCGGGCCAACACTCTTTCTTGTACGCACAATAGCTACAACCAGTACCAAGCTTGCGATTGCCGCTTTTACCATCCGGCTCATCTTCGTAGCAACGCTCGGGTGGGTTGTCATTATTTACAATCTCTCGTAGGTGGTCAATTCGTTCTGGTACTCGGAAATCACTAATGATGCTGTTAGACAAGGGTGTGATGCAAATGTCACCAGCAACCTTGTCAAAGGCAACCCAAGCAGCATCTTTACCGGGATTTATAGTCGAACTGTACGCCGAGAGTTGGGCGACATATCCGAACGGATCATCTTCGAGAAGAGTGTTCTTTCGGAACTTCTGGAAGCTGTACGGGGCTGCTGACTTGACGTCAACAACGACACCATCAATGACCGCATCAATGTGCCCCTTGACACCGTTAACCTCAAGTTCTTCTTGAGTTCGTTCGACAGAATGGCCGCTCTCTTTTGCGAGGAAAAGGATGAGGAGTTCAATTACATCTCCATACAAGAATTTGAAATATGTCTTCGGAGACATTTTCTCGGCTTGATAGTTACGAGCTTGATACCAGAACTGACGGTCAGGCTTTCCGATAGCACTAAGACGAAAAGGATTGTTGTCTTGGCGTTCACGTAGGCGAGTGCGCAGGAGTTCTTTGAATTGTTCACCAGCCCACTCTACATTCTCTTCACAAACTTCGTGGTCAACCTCCGGGTCGAACAACGCGTAGACGTCTTGTGGAAGTGTTTTTAAAGTTTTATCACCCATTCTGCAAACCTTTTCAAATCTTCTATAGTTGCGTCGTTTTTCATTAAATTAGCTCGTCTAGAGATAACCCAAATGTTATCTTTTGTATATCCTTTGGGTCTTTAAAAGGCATTAGGCAGGTTCTTTAGGTCGGCCACCGACGTTCTCCTCTTTAATCTTGTAAACCCAATCTTCCTCTAGGACTTGCTTGGTCGTAGGAAGATAGGAAGTCCAGTTCTTTTCGTATGCTTCACGGTAGGCATCACCAACAGTTCCATCAACCGGGACGTCTACGGTAACATAACCAGTTTCAACCTGAGTAACTTTACGGGTGAATTTAAGCTTCACTCTTACTTTGTTCATATTTGTTCCTAAATAAAGCGGGAGAGTACCTCGCGGCAGCAAAGGCCCCTTACCCTCCCGCGACGCAGAGGGGAACTGCGCCTAATTTTGGCGAGGGATCAAGGACTCGAACCTTGTCTAACAGTTTTGGAGACTGTTGTGCTAACCCTTACACTAATCCGACGCGATTATTAGTCGAGAGGAATGTCGTCGTCAAGATCGTCGAGAGAAATGCTCTTCTTCTCGGCAGTGTTCCCTTGAGACTGCATAGCAAGCATCGCCAACTGCCGCTCCTGCTCTGCTGCCTTCTCGTAGTATTCATCACCTTCATCCAGAGGCGTCGCATCCTGCTTAGCATAAGGAACCAAGTCGAGGACACGAATTGAACGAGGATACATACCCTTGAAGCGACCCTTTCCGTTGTCAATAACCACGAACGTAACGTCGGCTACCGTGTCATTCCCAAGGAGAATATCATCACTCGGCCACGGCTTACCTGTAGCAGTGCGAACCTTGATAGGGTCGTTAGGAGAACCGTCAGCCTTGGTAGCTCGATGCTTGAACGACAGGAACTTCTGTCCATCGTACAAGGGTTCACCATCAGCCTTTTCCTTCGAACGAAGGCGGTCGCCAACACCCAGACTCTTCAGTTCCTTCGTAGCACCATCTTGGTCATTGGGAATGAAGTCAAACTTCCACTCCTTACCGTCCTTAGCGTAGTTATCAACAGGATCACCAAGGACCTTGGCGTACTGAAGTTTACCACGATAGACGAGAGTAGTTACATTATCACGAGCCATATTTAGATATTCCTTTCAAAGAATCATAATTAACAATTGTCATTTTAAGAGATTGTTTTCTTAACCTCTATAAAATGATTATACCACAAAAGGTGACAAATGTCAAGAACTATTTTCAAGTTTATACAATATTTCTTTCTTTGAGAATATCGTCCAGAAGTTTTGGTTTGAAATCAGTATGTTCTACGCAAGCGCAATAATACCTCTCATCTTCTGTTTGGGTTTCGATATATTCTCCCTTGACATTGACCATCATTTTTACGCTATTTGCATGAAGGTGTCCGTGAATGTTCAACCTCCAACGACTAAGGCTACCGGGGTGAATAGGAATGTGGGACATGATGAAGCCCTTTTTCACTACGTACCCTCGTACGTCGTCGAACAAGTCGAAGTACTGTCGCATCTTGGTGGGTTCGTGGTTACCCGGCACAAGAACCTTTCGCCCCTTAAGGCGAGATACAGCACTATGCATGTTGCGATTGGAGAAAGCAACGTCACCCAGAATATAAACTCGGTCTTTATCATCAACAACCTCGTTATACATACGGATCATGTCTTCGGTCATTTGTTTTTCACAATCCCAAGGACGAAGCTTAGTCCCGTCCTGTTTAGTAAACCTACAGATGTTTCCGTGATAAAAGTGAGGGTCACTATAGACCCATGTTCGTCCGCTCATTTAGTTTTTCCTTCAAAACATTGATTTCTTTCTGTTGTTGAATACAAGCCTGAAGAAGCCAAAGATGACAGGCAAGACTCGGAATAAGTTTCCCATCCACAACACTCTGTTTGATAGCTACTTCTTGATCTTCAAGTTTTCTTAGTGTGTCTCGGCCCATCGGTATTCTCCTTGTAATTTTTGTGACTCTTTTTGATAAGCTTGTGCCGCGTATTTAAGATAACCTGACTGATGCCAACCTACTGGTTGGTTTGTTTTCTTATTATAAAAAACACCTGTTTCAGGGTTATAAAAAAGAATAGACTTTAACTTTTCTTGTGTTAAATGCCCCATTAATGAGTCTCCGCCCAAGTAAGACCTACTTTACTGTCACAGTCTATGGGAAGGCGATAGTCAAAGTACTCGCCAGCAGCACGAAAAGCACGAGGAAGAACGTGTTCGGTGAACCGGGCGACGTGCTCGTTAGCAACATCGTACTGGTGCTCATCATGAATATCTCCTACCTTCACTACGTCAAGTCCATCCCTTACGCACATCTGTTTGATGTACACGGCGGCTTGCTTCATTATTCGGTTTTCGTCTCCTTGGAGTAAGTACCCGAGGCGAGTGTGTTGTTGGCGCACGATGATTGGAGTTCCGTCGCAAAGGACAATTCTTCCAGTTCTCTCCACCTGTCGTTCAAGGTCGCCAAGAAGACGGTCAAGTCCTGGGAAATTGACAATAAACCGTCGTTTAAGTTCACGGCCATCTTTCGTCGTTCCTCCAACGATTTGCCCGATTTTAGCGTCCCCTGCTCCCAAGAGGAAAGCATCGTTATGTTCAGTTAAGATCGCTACTCTTAACCCGGTATTATACCAGCTACGTATCACTACGCAGACCAGACTATATCTTCACCCCTGCCGGGGGCCACGCACTTCCACTCGCATTTGAGTGTACGTCTTTCGACTAGTCGTTGAACCTTCTAAGATACTCAATCAAGTGCTCCAATCTCTCGATGGAGTCGTTCACTTGACCAAGAGCGATATTACAAGTTGCACAAAGAATACCACGAATATTGTCAGTTGAGTGACAATGATCGACGTGCCAACCTTTAGTTGATCCGGGATTAGTGGTTCCACAGGCAGCGCATTTATTACCTTGCTCTTCGAGGAGAGCATCCCGTTCTTCGTATGTAATACCCCGAATATACTTATACGTATTCTCTCTAGCAGCTTTGCGCTCACACGCTCGGCACACTCTACGATTAACTCTATAGTCTTCGGTGTCAGTATTACACTTCTTGCAAATCATTCTTTTCTCTTAGCTTGGCTGCTGATTGTCTCTTTCGAGAGTTCCCAGCAATTCACGTGGTTTTAATCGAGGGGTTTCCCCCAAGTCATCCTATACTATTAAGATGAAAGTTTTTGCTGTAGGACGATCTCTAATGTTGCCAATTTTTTGGTTGTAAGAGTGAGGGTCTCCATCGAGTACTGCCTTTGTAAATTCAGGGTTGTTAAGGTGGTGTGCAAGAACGCGTAGCTGAATGCCTTTAGCGTCTACACCGACAAGAGAGCGATTAACAGGATCACTACAAGTCCAAAGATCACGAGCCTCATAAGTGAATGCCCCTGCCGTACCGCGTAGAGGCTCTCCTTCCTTTGAGAGTCGAACCGCCGGGATATTAGCAGTGTTAGGGTTGGAATGGCGATAGCGTAGAGTATTAGCCAGCCAGAGATTTCCATGAATCCTCCGGGTTTCGTGATTGTAACTGTCCATCCATGTGTTAAGCATGGTGGCTCTTGCATTGTAGTCAATCCAAGTTGCAATGAGTTTAACTTCGTCCTTACCGCTTTCCTCTACAAACCGTAGAAGCGAAGGAACGAGGTCTCCCTTATCAGTAACCTTGGCTTGACCGTTAGGGTGTGTCTTAGAGGGTTTGGTGAACTCTTCTGGAACCCAACCCAATTCGAGTAGCTTGTCTCTGCGCTCTACGGGAGAGGCAAGATTGAACTCAACGTAATCGTACGCATAGTATCCTCCTTCGTTGTTCTCTTGAACCCGAACGAATTGCTTCTGGTGTTCAAGAAAACCTTTGGTGTAAGACCCGTCTTTCTTTCGCGCTTGCTTGTATGTGGCTACAATCTCTAGTTGTGGAGGCCAGAACTTGTAGATTTCATCTCTAATCTCGTCAAGGATTTCGTTGATGCGAGCATACAAAGCTGTGCATTCTTGGAAGTTAAAAGGGAAACCGTTGCGCTCTTGCTGCTTGACAAGGAACCACGACTTGTGTTCTAGTTCAACACCACGTTCCGTGAACCCTTCCTTGAGCATACGGGTACGAAGTTGTCGATATACACGAACACAGAGCTTCGTGTCTTGCTCACAGTAAGTAAGCATCTCTGGCACGTACTTAGAGAAGTCATTGAATTCAATCTTGAAGCAGCGAAGACGATTACCCCACGCTTCAAGGCTGTGACCACCATCCATCGAAGGATTGTAGAACATGGACATTAGCATCGTGTCGATGCAATTAGCCATCTTCATACCTACTGCGAGGACTTTGTTGAGAGCCATCATGTCGTAGCCAAGTATATTGTGACCTACAAACTTGACAGCAGGGTCTTTACACTTCTCTTCGAACCATGTATTGATTTGATCGTGACCTACAAGATGAACGATTTCATTCGTAACAGCATTAATGCAAACAGCACACCAGATACGGGTCACTGCCGGGAACAGATCGTCCCCTTCAATGTCGATAATCCAATGTTTATCTGTGATACCTAAATACATTTATTCAACCCATGGTTTGTCTGCCTCATTAATCGTACCTCCTGCTGCGAAGATTTGAGCTTCTTCGGGTTCTAGTTCTGTCAGTCGAGCCGTTTCCGCATTGTACCAAAGGTAACATGCAGGTCCAGTATATCCACAGAATCGGTTCTTTTCAACTGTAAGCTTAGTAACATTCCTGCGCCACTCAGAGGGGTCGGTCTTGTCACGTTCAAGCCTAAGAACGATGTTCGCCAATTGTTCAACACCTGCGGTCCCACGAATTTGGCCTTGACGATTCGTATGGATAACAGCGAGAACGGCGATGTCCAACTCCATGCAGATTGTTTTGATCTTAGTTGAGATTTCATCTAATTGCTTTCTTTCGTCACCAGATTGGTCACTGACAATAATACTAAGGTGGTCAACGACAATGTATTTACAACCTAGGGCTGACATGTGGCGAATTTTGTTTATAACCGCATCAACAGAATTACTACCAAAGTGATCCCAGATAACAGCGCGGTCATTATTGAGTACTTCATCATACGCTCGACGAAGTTCTTTGGGGTCTCGCTCCACATCTGGAAGGTGATAAGGGACATTGTTGTGAATACTAAGGAGACCCAAAGCAGTATCACCATTAGGTTCTTCAAAGTGAAGAAATCCAACTCCATAACCTTGTTCCTTTACAGTTTCATCTGTTAGAAGTTTATGCTCGATATGCTTTAGGAATGAAGTCTTGCCTACACCAGTGTCCGCAGTCACAACCACAAGTTCGCTGAGACGCATACCATAGGTCATTTTGTTTAGACCGGGGAACGGATACGTAACAGTAAAGTGTTCCTTACGTTCAATAATCTCGTCCCACATTTCGGAACCGAGCTTAAGACCATCAGGCTTGTAGTCAGGTGCTTGCCACCACTCTCGGGTAAAAGCCTCAGACTCCTTGGCCTTTAGATAATCGTTCGCATCCTTGTGCTTTCGTAAGGTGAGAATCTTCACCTTGCCTAGAGGAAAACCACAAGAGGCTACTTCCTTGGCAGCTTTGCGACCGGGTTCATCGTTATCAAAAGCAATTACGATTGTCTCGAAGCTATTGAGATATTCGAAGGCACGTTTGCAGTCGTTTAGAGCCGATCCTGAACCATCTACAGACACAGCAGGGTAACGACCCCCGAACATCTGATGGACCGCCATAGCGTCCTCGTAGCCCTCTGTAATGGTGATGAACTTACCACCAGCAGGAAATAGGTGCTGTCCGAACAAAGGCTCGGCCTTAGTCTTATCACCTTCGAAGAAGAAACGATTACCTTCTCCCTTGCCGTTACCTGTGCGAACCTTGTTAGCTACGTGCCTGCCGTTAAGGTCAAAGCGAGGACACTTAGCGTCAAACGGATCACCCTCTTGACCTACTTGTACCTTGTACTTTTGGATGGTTTCTTTAGACAGTCCACGCTCCGGCCAAGGACGAAACACTTCCGCAATAGTAGACAGTTCTTTTACTGTTGTGTGTTTAGTGGACGAACCACTTGCTACTTCTTGTTCGATAGTTTGTCCTCCTAGATAGAGTTGTACTTGGGCAGGTGGAAAGTTCTTGCCCCCACATTTACCAGAGAAACACTTACCCCATCCGTTAGGTTGGATGTGAAAAGCATCACTGCTCTGGCCGCAAGGGCACGTCAAACCACTGGTCGAGCGGGCGAAGTTGCTCGCGTTCTGCTTGGACAAGGTTGGCAAAGTATTTAGTCCTCCATACGGCTGTTGAAAGAGATGATTTTCCTAATCACGCTAGTTGTAAATTGTATATTTGTTTGTTCATTCTTTGCTGAGAATACTTGGATTCAGGTCGATTATTCTTGATCTTCTTCTCAGAGATTGACCACAAGAAATCTTCGGACACCGTAATGTCCCAAGTCTCAAGGTCCATCTCTGCTTCACAAACCGAAAGGTCAAAGCGTTCGTAGATATGGTTCTTGCACTCCGGCCAAACACCTACGATAAGTTGACAACTAGCTCCTGTGTTGAAGACACCGTAAACACCGTCAAAGTTATCATCGTGGTTGTCATACTGTTCTGCTGGGCCACCTGTTGTGTATCCACCATGCTTATTCATAGTAAGAGTAAGGCGGTCCATCAACTCGTAGGCTTCTTCTTCTGTTTGACAATTGAAGAAGAAATCATAGTCTTTGGGCATAAGATTCCAGATAAGGTCTCGTAGAGCACCCCCTGCAAGGACTGGCATTGGAAGATTATTGGAGTGACAAAGTTCATTTACAAACATTGCACGTAAAGCTACCATATTTCTAATTTGGTCTTGATAGCCTTTGTCATTACCAAGTTCAACACGATCCTTCGAATAAATAAACTTCCTCCAAAGGTCTTGAACCTCCCTAGCATCCTTACGAATATTATACACTGTTTTGGTCGGTTTGTCAAGAGTTATTTTATTTTTTGTTGTAAAGTCTTGAAAAGTATTTATTTTTTTAGGGGGTTTTGGTGGTGGTGCTAGTGGACTCTTCGGCATCAGTCGATTCCCATTCAATTAGACCTTCAAACATAAGCTCTTGCTCAATCTCTTCTTCACTGCGGTCGTTAAAGACTTCATCAATAGCTTGAAGACACCGGCCACAAGGGTCCCATTCTTGGTGATCGTTGTTCCATTGAACTTCGGCAGGAGCAAGGACAGCGTTACAGATATTACAACGCACTATTAGCGACCTTTCGGGAAAAAGTTAGCGTAGTCTTCGAGAGTTTGTCCCTCAAGACCCGGAGCAGTGTTGATTTCTAGTACGTATGCTCGACCGCTCTTAGCATTATATATAACATCTACTGCGCCAAAGTCAAGGTCTGTACACTGTTCGAACACAATTTTAGCTGCATCAAACACAGCTTGCGCTGTGCGTACGTTCTCACGAGCGTAGATAAAGCCATTGGCGTGATTGCGAACCTTCCAGTTTACATGTTCATCGGGATGGTCGAGGCGTCGCTTTTTTTGCTGTACGGCGATTATGATAGATTCTTGCTTGTCCTCGGGACGAAACCCGAAGCCAAGATGAATACGAAACTCGTCTTGCTTCTTTACGTATTGAGTGTAGAGAGGAGCGTCAACCAACTGGTCCCTCCCATCAGCAATGACAATGCCTCGACCGGAGTGAGCATTGAGAAGAGTACGACACACGATTGGAAAAGCTTCATCGGGAATATCCTTTTTGTTGGTCCAAAATTGGGGAATGAGATTGGCGTGGCCGTTAGCAGCTACACGTTGGAAGAATGAAAGCTTGTTAGCTGCAAGAGCAATAGCTTCCGGGTGATTAAGAACGTAGCGGTAATCAATGTTGGGAAGGAACTGAGTACTACCCCAATTGATTGTGAAGTCACGTTCGGTGTTACGGTAACGACTATCTACAAGCTTGATTTGTTTAGCGCCAATAGCTTCAGCTAGGGCAGCACAAGAACGAGAGCCTTGCTTGTACGGAATGAGTCTTACACGACGATTATTGATAGGCATGGATTAAAACTCCGGTGCTTGGCGGACACGAATAGGACGAGCAGCGCCAGCCATCCGAGCCAGTTCTTCAAGTTCTTGGGCGTCGAGGGGGCGAATCTTACTCTTACTCTTAGGCTTTTCACCAAAAGGGTTTGGAACGTGCTCCTTGTTAATCTCAGGCAACAGTTCGGGCCATGGGAATTTATACAACAAGAACTGAGCGTCACGGAAATCTTCCATACACTCATTAGAGAAGTCTTGATTTGAGGTAAGTTCTTTGAAGATGTTCTCCGTAGTCACCGGACCAAGGTTGGCAAACTCAAGGACAGCCCGAAGGACACCCTCAGGACCTTGTTCTGACAGAGCATGTCCGTAGTCATAAGGGTTCTGGTAATTTTCGGCGGCATAGCGAACGATTGCATTGCAAATCTTAGCCCACCACACAACCTTGTCCGGGCTGTCAGGAGGACCGCCTACACGAAACTCAAGAGAACCTTGGGTCCAGATAGGAATAATGTTGAGAGCGGTGTACTTTACGTTGTCACGATAACCACGCTCAGGGTAAAGACCGTTCATGAGATAGTCAGCCCATGCTTCGAGCATTGATTCCTCGTCACGAGTGGACAGACAGAAGTGATTGGCTACGCGTTCAATACCTTGCCAGCGAATGAAACACGTTTGAAACGTAACCCAAAGCATGATGGCAGAAGTAATCTGATTGACTTTGAGGTCAGACACGTTGACATGGACGTGAGTAGAGCAACGGTTAGTGTTATCTACGACGCCACGATTGAGAGCGATTCGCTCGTAAAGACCGTCAACCATTTGACGCAATTCACTGGTATAGATAGGACCGTCGAGAACAAACTCACGACCGCCATTACGAAGAGAACCATCGACAATCGACAACCAGTTGCGGTTAAGCTTGCTCGAAGAAATACCTGCAAGAATAGCATCGGTAGGAAGGTTACGACCTTCGATTTCTAGTTCCAGGCCAACATCCCCTAGCGGCCGTCGAGCTCTTCTGTAGCAAGGTACATTAATATTGTGGCCGGGACAAAGAGTAAATTCCTTGTTCACATCGTTTTGTTCACGGAGAGCATCTAGAACAGGCATGAATTAAAGCTCCTTAATCTGTAGGGGAAGAATACGATGATTGTCTTGAATGTCTTCGCGGTAATAGTTGCTATCTGCAAACAATAACAGCGAGTCGATGTTTGGCACAAGACCCACAGGTTTACGCTTGCGATAAAGAGTCACAAGACCCTTGGAGTCCTTGAACAATGCAAACTTAGATGAAAGAGCAATAGAACCTTTCACATTGAGAAGAGGGAAGGCGTCACGGAAAGAGGGAAAAGGTTCTTCGTCACCGTAGGAACCATTCTCAAATACCTTGTGAATGTTGAGAACACCGCTCTTAGATACCGTCCCGTCCGCACTAGTCAGGAAGTCGTAGACAATTGTATTAGAACTGTGGATACCGTGAGTCCTAGAGCGAACAGAGTTACGGCGAAGATAAGTGGCGCATACGCGCTTACTGCCGTTACTTTCTTTGAGGGTCACGTTAATCCAGCCGAGAGGTGGGAGATTGCGGAACTTACCCCAAGAAGCATCACCCATAGATAGGCGATCACGAAGCCCGTCCTTGGCGCGAGAGTAATAAATCTTGCTATCCTCTACACCTACTACACGAACAATCTCGTTTTGCTTCATGATATAAGACTCAAGCAAACGCTCTTTTGCTTGAACATCATCCGTCCAAAACGTCTCAAGATTAGTTGGCATCGGTAGCGTACTCCTTCTCTACACTCTTGAAAACACGCTTGAAGTGAGGCGCAAAGTGGAAATCACGATAACTATAAATACGCCGCCAAGCTTCATTGAACATCTTTTCCAAGGCAACATACGCTGCTTCGTAATTACCGGTGTCAATAATTTCTTGTGCACTAAGGGTAGGGTGTGAAGGACGACGACCGTTCATCTGTTCCTTGATAGCCAATTGAACAAGATCAAAGATGCATTGACGTCGATCACGGTTAATGATCCACAAATTAGACGGAGTACGGTATTCTACGCCGTAGTTCTTGGGACGAAACGCACCAGCCTTGCCGTAAAGCTCACGACGCAAAGGGTTACGGTCAATGTAAGTCATAAACATACCGACCGTGGCGTCAAGAGTCTTTACAAACTCAGCACAGATTTGCAGATGCTCTTCGTTTTCAATCGGAATATCTGCGCCCCAACCGATATGGATGTGACCCGCAGCAGTACGGAAAGTCTTTTCACCATCCGGTCGAGGATTAGCCTTGAGAGTATAGGCCGAGTAGTCAGGGTCACAACCAAGAATCTTAGCTGCTTCTGGTTGATTGTCGAGAAATTCCTTACCGAACTCCATAGTAGGTGTAATGCGTACACTATGTCCCGTCTCACGAAGCTTTGCTTTGATATTCTCAATCTGCTCTGCGATACGATCATTCCATACATTGAAGGAACTATTGATAGGTGTATTGTAATTGCTAACAATAGGAACAGGGTCAGTGTTGAATTCGGCAGCCATACCGTCTACTTGATAAGCTCCATTACCAATACGATAGGGTTCATCCTTAGTGCCCTCAAGAATGCCGTAAGCACTGGCAGCCTTGCCACGCTTGGTAACAAACACCTCAGGGTCACAGCCAATAGCAAACTTGTAATTCGTAGTCATGTTATGCAAGCTCCTTATATACTTCAACAACAGGGTCAGCAAAAGGCGTTACACAAGTCTTACAAATATACCTTTTACCGTTGTTGTAAATTTCAGCTACGTCGTTAAGTCCTACAAGCTTAGTGTTACAATGACAGCAATGTCCTCCTGTCTCTTCACGAAAAACATACTCATCAACTTCTCGTCCGGTGCGACGGTCAGTGATGTATCCAATATCTACCTTTCGGATGTAGCGTGTGTCAACACCTACGTCAGCGTAATAAACATTACCAAGGTCGATCTGCTCGTTCAAACCACCTAGCTGTTTCGCGTCGCATCCTTCTAAGAATACGTTTTTGCTGGTTTTTTGCGAGGCCTGCAAAGACAGCACTTGTCGGGAAGTTGTACTTTTCCCCGAAGGCGTAGTATTCGTCAACGGCTTCAACGGGACCGCAGAGTCTTTCGAGGTTGTGATAGAAACGACGTTGTTCGTCTGTGTAGTCCCAGACTTTGTAGTTCCGGCGGGCGTCTTCGCTGGAACCTTCAAATGTTGGGGGATTTCGTCGTCGAGAAAAGGGTTGGCTACCTCCCCTCCCTCTGCGATTGTTTTAACTTGTCCCGCAACGCTAGAAGAGGTAGTTGTAGAAGGCGTGCTCGTATTCGTCCGTTGCCAGTTCCCTCCCTGTGTATGGGCATACCCGTGGGAAGGAGTAATGGACTTTTTTTCTATCTTCTTACCCTCCATTACCTTGAACACGGGCTTGTTTGCTGCGGCGTTGGCCATAATCTCTACACTGTAAAGAATGTTCTCTTCCAGTTGTCGATAAATGTTACCGCCATCGCCATCCCACAATTCTTCCTTGCGGTACACAGCACCAAACATCCAAGGCTCAGAGGCCCAATACATCTTACGCTTGTCCTTGCTGTAAGTGTAATAGAGAGGGCGTTCCTTATTACGGATGAAGTTTAGGGTAGCACGTTCTTGATCCCACCAGACACACGCAAAGGCTCCGTCAACCTTGGCAAAGGTTTCTTCTGCACCTTCCTTGGCTAGAGTTTCGTAAAGGGTACGACTATCGCTGTTACCTGTACTATGTCCACTCAAACTGGTGTAGTTACGCAAAGTGCCGTTATGGACACCAATAATACCCTTGTCGTGAATGTCAAAAGGATGAGCATTGCGGACATTTACCTCGCCAATAGTCTTGGCTCGACAGTGACCGATAAGAGCAGACACGCCGACTTGTCGAATATTGTTATCGTATTCACGAGAGTCAAGCAAATAAGCAGGCGGACCTACTCGCTTTGCCCAATGATACCCCGTACCTTGTCGGTTGACACGAACAACACCTGTACTGTCACGACCTCGGACTTGACAAACGTCAAGAAGGTCTTCGAAAATCTCCCGGTCCTTGAGTGTCAAGTCACCGGCTAGTCCCACGATGCCACAAATAAATAATTCCTTTCATTTTTAACTTGACAAATCCCACACATTTTACATAGACAAGCACAACAATACTTAAGCAGCCTTTCGCTTTTCGTTGAACCAATCCTTCAACAGATTCATGGACCACGAAGTAAATTCCATTGGTCCGTATTCAGGATGCCCTTGAATACAAAGGACATTCTGATCTTCGTAGGAACAAACCTCCACTTCGATCTGGGGTTTGTATACTCCTTCCTCTCCGAAGTCTACCTTTTCAAAAGCATCTTCGTAGAAGTTGGCAACATCATCGTCACAACAAGCAATGAGGTTCATCATCTCGTTGTACTTCATCATCTGGTGGTGGGTTGAGCTTGTCCTTACCATTACATTCGATGTAATGTCGTACATCGAATGGTCTTTGGTGTGATTGGTAACGTGTTGCCACAAAGTACCGCCGCACATGACGTGAAGGAATTGTGCGCCTCGGCAAATACCCAACTGAGGAATACCAAGATCAACAGCCTCTTTGAATACCTTGCGTTCTCGTTCATCACGAGCACGGTCAGGATAACCACATTGAGGAATAGGGTGTTGGCCGTAGAACTCAGGGGAGACGTCAGAACCACCGCCGTAAACAATAAGGTCAGCGTCCTTAATACCATCAGCCTTGGCAAACCCAACCTCGGCAAGCATACGAGTAATCAATCCGAATGCACCGCCTTGGAGCACCAAAACACGCGGCTTGCCATTAATAAAGGGCAAATCTCGTCGCTCGTACCTTTCAATTGTTGCCATCATTGTCTTCCTTTTCTTTAAGCATTTTACGGACAAGATTGTCAGTGTATTCAATCACGAAGTTGAATAGTTCTTCGTAAGTAAACTCCCAAGGACGGAGAACACGATGATTATCCTCATAAGGGTTGACTTTGACGAAAGGGTTAGGCGGCTTGTAAGATTCAACTTTTGCATCTGGCTTGCGCCACAAACGAAGAGAGTTTTGAAAGTCTTGTGAAGTACGCACCCAATCTATAAAAGTCATATCGTCGTTATTCGTAAAAAGACCGGAAGAACCAGTCGTAGTATTATGCTGATACATCTTTTTAGATACAGCATTGTTTCCGTAAAAACCATTAAAGAGATTTACTAAGACATTAGGACTGTAGGGATAAGCTACTCGGTGTCCCGAATATCCTTGATACTTCTTGTGCAACCACTTTTCACCGTAGTCATAATACGAGAAATAAGTATTGAAAACAAGAGAGTAAACGATAGTAGGGTCAAAACCCTTTTCAAGAGTCAAATCATTGAAACGCTTGAAAGTATCTTCGTTCACTTCATAGAAGTGTCGGGAGATAATTGCAATGTTCATCAGGACGGCATGAGGCAACTCACCCGAAACAATGAAACCATAATCACGACAATACTCAAAGTCGTCACGATTAAGAATGAACTCGCCATAGGGAGAGTAATAAAGAAACCAAGACAGGAACGGAAGCGACCGTGATAGATTTTTCGCTCTAGTTGTATTCATTCGTTTCCAACCGTTCTCAAGAGCGATTACATTCTCATACTTTCCTCTTCCCATCTTGGTTAAAGCCGCGTGACAAGGTTGATATATGTAGTCGTAGGGTTTACTCCAATCTTCTGTTGACGAAACAAACCAATTGGCTGTTTGAGTACAATACTTCTTTTTAGACGCAAGATACTCCTTGGCTGCTTCAATCTCTTCGCTGCTGTGTTCCTTGAGATAGTTACGCCATGCCCCTTGCAACGGCTTTACGGGAATCGCGTTCGGAAACGTGACGCGGCCAGTTTCCGTCTCGGACGAGGGAATGTTCTGGTCGGGCATTACGGCTGTTGCCAAAGTTGTATTCATAGCACATTACTTCCCTTACATCGTTAGCACGAATAGTTTTATCACCATCAAGAAGAGGAACACCACGGCGAAGAATAAACAGACTTCGCTCAGGATTGCTTGGTTCGTAACCCTCATAGTGATGCAAATGATTAAGCTCGTCTTCGTGAGCTACCTCATACACATCGACTTGAGTGATTACCGTAGGATCAGTTGAGAGTTGGATACCCGGATACCAGCCAAGGTCATACAGCTTAGCGCTGATGTACCCTTGTCCAATATACATGAGGCCTTCTCGCTCCATCATCCGCGCCGCTTGCATCCCTCGTCGAAGGGAACCATAGACAGCAAGATATTTCTTATTCTCCGTCATTGTTGTTTTCTTCCTTGTTTTGTTCAGGAATCTGTGCCTCATGGTATTAATCCTTTCCTACCCAATAGTTGTTGTCGAAATATTCCTTCGTCACAGTCCGCTTGCAAGGCTCACGGAAACGACGACGAGGCTCCATGGTTTCAATGAGAACCATATCAACGCCGGTATCCGCGTCCTTGTATTCTGCGATCAAGTGAGCACGAACAGTCTTGTCACGACGAACGTAGGGATACTCCGTCTCTGTGCGTTGAATGAGTTGTTCACGTAGAGTACCAATCATATTCACACTTTCCTTTCGTTAAGGGCAACCAATCCTTCAATCATTGCAAAACCCACAAACAAGGCACCTGCAATGATGAGAGCAGCGGTAAGGGACACGTACCACACCCACAGCGCATACACGATGAGGACAATAGCGATGAGGCAAATATAATAATTCTTCATACTGTTTCTTTCTCTTCGTCTTTAAGCCACGACCACGTGTGTCCGTAGTCAATGTCACGTATTGTCCAAAAACCCCCTCCAAACATCTTTGCAACTTGTTTGCGAGGGATGGTCGGCTCCTCCGTAGGCTACTTCATTGTTACCAAGGTAGCATAACCCGCCACGATAGGCACCTTTACCGTCGCCTGTTTCAATACGCCAGATTAACACCATGATAGATTTTTCCTTGCTTACTGTCATTATTTACTTGACAGATTTAGAAGCCCTAGAATGAAATAAACCCTCACTCAGCTAGGGTAGTAGCCAAGCAAGGGTTTACGTTAATCCTAGGCCCATTAGAACGGGCTACAAGGGCAGTTTAACCCTGCATCGAACCTGCAATCTGACGAGCAGGCGAACCGATGGCGTAAAAGGCGTCGCCCCTTTCATGTGAACGCCCCGGTTGAGTCGAACGAGTGTTACGCATAGCCAGCTTTGCAAGAGCACGACGCATGTGCTTGCCGCCGGGATATTCCTTGCCCGGACGAGTGCGAGGAGTTTCAGCCGTGTTCTTGCGATCCTTCTTGCGAGGAGCAAGATTGCGACGATCGTAGTGTTCGGTGTTAAGGTTCATGTCTGTTGCTCCAAGTTTATTGAGAAAGGATAGGCAGTTTAACATCGTGCCTAGGATGGTCTTTACATTGCGAGAAAGGAAGGAACTCGCTTTGTTAGGCGACAGCCTGCAACTTGCGTGCTTCACCGTCAAGGTCGGCGGCTTCGTCGTCCCGTTCGGTACCCTTAAGGTTGTCACCCTTGGTCAACTCAGCATTGTAAGCCGACGCAGCCGAGCGAACAACCTTGATGAAAGCAGTTGCCTTCTGCTTATCATCGTCGTTGTCACAGCGTTCAGCCTTCTTGAGTTGGCTTTCAAGGAAAGCGAGAACCTTGGTGTGGATTTTGGTGTAGTCCATCACGTCAGGGATAGTCTCAGCCTCGGGCCGCTCAAACCAACGATTTGCACGAGCACCGTCCACGTTGAAGTCGTTGTAATTCTTGTTGGGCTTGGTTTCTTCCTTGTCATGGAAGGGCTTGCGAAGCGACGCCTTGAACGTGCCGTCCTTGCCACGAGTGACATTGATGGGCGAGTATTGCGCGAAGTGGTCAACCACGAGTTGCCGACGATTGGAGCGAGGCATGGCGTCAAGCAGACGTGCAGCCGCAGTGCAATCCCCGTAGTCCTTGGCATGGATGATTGTGGCAACGATGGCGTCTTGCACCAAGACGTTATACTTGGCGGCAGTGGTTTTGATGGCGCGAATAATCTTGTTGATATTCGCATTGGAAGATTGTGCAGTAATAACAGTCATACATATTTCCTTAGGTATACTACTAATCCATTAGGATAGTGCGATGCGACATTGCATCAATAGACGGGCCGCGTGATAGATTTTTAACACGCCACCCGCCTAATGTTGTCATGTCAAATGTAAGGCAAAGCGTTTGGATAGTTGGGGTTGACACGATAGCGTGTAATGTCAAACGAAGGGCGCAAGCGTAGCATTTCAAGCGCATAGTCAAGATGTGCCCGCATAGCGGTGAGGTTCGTAACCCCTTGAGACGTGAGGCTTTCCCGCAAGGAATAGCCTGTCTTGCGTCCGCCTGTGTAAGGTGCAGTCACAAGAGGAGATGGTGTTTGAGTATTGTCACTCATAGTCAGTTACTCCTTTTAGTTTCGCAAAGCTTTATGCATTGCATCGTTTGCGGCGGATTGACCGCGTAGCCAAACTTTATTTTCCAGCATTAGGTCGTCCATCAAACATCCACCTTGCAAGCGGTCTGCAATTTCCATGTGGTTATCAGGACGAGGCAAGCGGATATACTTTCCATCTAGAGGATAGTATCTGGGAAGCATCGGATAGAGATGCGCCACGAAAGCGTGAACGTGTGAGTTGTGACATTGTAGTTTCATGTCAATACCTCTTGTTTAGTTGCGTAAAAGGCAATGATGTTTCTCTTTGCCCTTAACGTAACCGCGCCCTAGTATACTCTGAGCATTAGCATGGTAACACCTAAGGCGCATTGGTTCCGTTTTTGCGTGTTGTTCAGCGTGGTTCAATTACGTAGCCACGCCTATCCCCTCGCTCTTGAGGGGTCCGGTATGATTAAACCGGATTAAGCCTAGTGCCCTTCCCCGCACCCCATCAGCATACCTCTTTCCCTAACGGGAATGGCCTTGCGTCAAGCATAGCG